TTTACAAACACCATCTGCCGCGTGTCTGGACTCCACTGAGCCACCTTATCTTCATCCGACAAGTCCCGGAAATACTTGAACCCGGACTCAGTCAAGATCCTGGTGTCCTCGTCGTGGCACCCCCAATCAATTCCGGCAAAGATGGGCTGAGTGAACGAGAGATCTCTGTAGTTCTCGTAGTCCACCATGTGAATGTTGTTGTTACAGACAGCCTTCAAGTGCTCCGTAGTCAACGGACGCAGACCTGAGTCGTACGAGATCCCCAACACCTCGTTGTAGAACTTGTCTCGGGGGTAGCGCTCGTAGTCGAGAAGGATCTCGTCCCACGGCTTCCACGGAACCATGAGCTGAGGAATGCGGTAGCTCTCGAACGGAGCTTCCTGAACCATGCGGGCCCACTGAGCTCGAGGCCCCATGGGGTCTATGATCTCTCCACACTTCTCGCAGCTCAGCCCCTTCTTCTGAATGTTCTTCTCGCCCAGGATGTTCCAGTGCGCCGGCGTGTGCCGCTCGCAAGGCACAACCCACTCACCCTGTGTCGATAAGCGCTCTCGGTAGTACTCGATGTTGTTGTCGAGGCTCTTTGGAGTGCCCGCATAGATGAAGCGCTTCCATCTCTCTGGCGCGTGTGACAGGCACTGCTCGATGACCGGGATGTTGTCCGACAGGATGTCCTGGAACTCGTCGAGCTCCAGCATCCAAGCCGGGATGCCTCGAGTACGGTCGGCGTTGAGGAACGCGTACCGCATAGTGATCTTCGAGCGGTTGACGAACTGCTTCTCCAAAATGTTGGAAGAAAGCATATTGGTCGTGAACTTCTTGAGGACCGGACTCGTCTCGATAGGCTCCTTGATGCGGTCCGCACTGAAGGTCTTGGTCTGCGTGGCCGAGGGCGACACGTAGAGAACCTTGTATGCCTGCACCATGCTCATGTAGCAGAGCGCTATGTTGCCAAGCAGCGTGGACTTCTCTACCTGCCGCCCACAGAACAGCAGGATGCGCTTGGCTGGCGTGTCATACATCCGCCTGACATGGCGACGACCTTCAAAGGAAAAGCTGGAGTAGCCCTGACCACTCTCGTCCGGCATCCTGAATGCGAACGCAGTGAACTTGGACGGCAGTACCTTAGGTACCTTCGGTAGGGCCTTGAGCGCCCTGGTAATCAGTATAGGATCCTCTTTGAGGTCGGGCTCTGGCTTCCAGATCTCTCTGTCTGCTAGTTCCGCTTCCGAGAACCCTGCGAATACTGTCTCAGCAGCCATGACTCACGACTGGATAGAAGAGCTGAGAGCATCCCTCCACAGGGCGGGTGGGCATATCGCCATGGACCACGGCACGCATACGCAAGAGGGCCCCGAGGGCACCACTGTAGGATTCAGGCTCTGGCATTCTGTTCCTGATGAGGCGCGTTCTGCCGTGCGCGGCTACGTAAAACTCTTTGCTCGAGAGAAGGGCTGGAACGTCCGGGCCCAGGTCAGGAAGTTTTCGATTGAGTTTCTAGTACTGGGGCCATACGTGCCTCCAGCTTCTCGAAAAACTGGGAGAGGAACTTGGCGAGGTCGATGATGTGATCGTACCTCTGTGCCTTGAACCACCACGAGTTCAACTCCTCGGTGTACTTGGCCACCAGCCTGGGAGCAGTAGCTTGGAAGTGCTCCTGGCCGATGTCGTTCATCGCTTGAGCGAAGTGCGTCTTCCAGTACCCCTCTGTGACCTTGCGCTTCGGTAAGAAGAAGTGGATGACGACGTCACTTCCCGCAAGGCTGTACTCTGCCTTGAAGGCGTTGTAGGTGACCTTCTCGAACTTGGGGATAGAGTTGGTGACGTCGGTAAGTCGCGTGCTCCCTTGGGTGCCATAGGTGTTATACGCTTCGTCTTTGTTCGCGGGGCCTGAGATATCAATGTTCTTCTCTGCGCTACTCATACTTCACCTCGGATGCGTTTATCGGCTGGATGTCCAGCGTGTGGGATCCATCACTTAGCTGGTTGATGTGTGGGATTTCAGTATCGTCTGTCTCGATGGCTAGCCTAGCCAACCCCTCCTGCAAGTCACCAGACGGGTCACCTACAGACTCCAAGATCTCGGTCATCATCTTGGCCATGAGTGCGTAGTCTCGGCCCTGCGCCGGCAGACCTCGGATCGCCATATCCAGACCTCCCCCAAGAGCCGCCGCCCTTGTAGCATCGGCGAGCCTGGCTATGTCCATGGTACTGGGCATCAGCCCCATGCGCAGCATGTTCATGATATTGGTTGTGATTGGCGAGGCGGACATCGCTGTGTTTCGTCGAGCGTCGCTCTTGATGACAGCTGAATGCGCTGTGCCCAGACGCAGCTCGTCGACATCTCCACCGTCTGGGCTCACCAAGCGCACAGCCATGAGGGCCTTGAGCTCGGACGAGTCGACCAAATCCACGTTGAAGTAGTAGTGTTTGAACTTCCCGATGGCTTCAGGGATTACGTCCAGGCCCAGCCGGCGAAGCCCTGTGCAGATCCACTGCGGGTGGGACGAGCCCATGAGCATGGTCTCGACGAGCTCCTTGGCCCGGATGTTCTCAAGGATGGCGTTGGCCCCCAGCATGGCATCGTTCGGGTGGAAGATGGCCTCGAGGCGCTCTCTGCGCAGAAACGTCTGTGACCGGTCGTGGAGCCTGTCCTCAGGAAAGAACGGGGTCGGCGGGACACAAGTAGTACGCAGGTTCCCGGTGTAGGTCTTCCCGAGGTAGTCCAGCTGCTGCATTTTGACGAGCGCACGTATGGCATCGTCATCGTACTGGTCAGGATGGACGATGAGATACTTGAGGTATGCCTCACACGGCGAGCGGCGTATCACTCGTCCGAACTTGGACTACTTCCTGAAGAAGATCAACTAGCTATGGTAGGCCGGGCCCTGGAACGCCATGGTTTTGAGGCCTTCCAGAACCTCTTCTGTCGAGCGCACCGACGTCTCCAAAGCGGACTCCGGAACGTCGGACAGACCCATGCGAGCAGCAAACAGTAGGTTGCAAAGCCGCTCTTGCGTCTCGTCGATCTCCGGCAAGTACGAGATAAAGGTGTGCACGTTCTCGGGGTTGATGAAGTTCAGGGACAGCACAGTGTCCACCGCCTCCGGGTCCGAGAGAAACGCAGCTTCCTTGAACAGATTCTGCCGGAGACTGGGCATGCGCTCGAGCATCTCGCGGGCAGAAGCGGACGCTTCTTTCGCCTGCTCTTCCGCCAACTTGATGTACCTGCCGATGCCGATATTCACAGGCTCGGTACCGGTCATGGCCTGCGCCAGCTTCTTGATGGCGTAGTCCTGCTCGACGCCCAGGCCGGCCAGCAGGAACATAGCGTCGTCCACGTTCAGGAACTCGCGCTCCGCCGCAGCGATCTTCTCCACCGGGTAGCCACGGATGGAGAACTCTTGCCCACCTGAAACCACATCCACCGACGCATACGCACGACGTGCTGATGCTTCCTTCTCGGCAGGCACCTCGTCCTTCTCCGAGCTCTGCAGGACCACAGCCTCGGCCTGGTCCAGGGGCAGCCACTGCCAGTGCTCGGGTACCAGCATCCGTCCCTCTTCCATGGCGACCACGGTCTGAAGGTTGGGCTGTATCGAGACCTCAACGGGCCGACCGTCGTAGGTTTCCGCCTGAAATACGCCTGGCTCACCGGGCGCCGGCTCGAAAGAACCAGCCAGCTTCAGAGGCACTGTCGCCTGGACCCCTTCGGGTCCGGCCGAGAAGAACGACCCGTAGCCGGTGGGTGAGTCTGCTGTGGGGATACCGCTGGGGTCTGCATCGACGGGTGTGCCGATGACGTCTCCCTGGATTGCCGCCTGTGTGCCGTTGGTGAACAGCGTGATCGGCGACACAGTACCGTCGATGTCCAGCAGGTTCGGGATGACGTAGCCAGTGACCTCCTGGCCGTCCTGGGTCAACGCCTTGTAGAGGCCGAACTCGGTGGCCGGGCCTGCTTTGAGCATGTCCGTGTCGGGTGCCGCAGGCTCCCCAGCCTCAGCTCCCTCGGCCATGGTCACTGCGCCGGCGGTATCGGCTGCCAACACAACCTTCGACCCCAGCTTCTGTAGAGCAGCTCCACGGTCGAGCACGTCTGTGTGAGGCGCCCAGCAGTTGTGGTTTGCTGTCTTCACGGAGTAGCCGTCCATGGTGCGGACCACCTGCACGACGTCTGGTTTGAGCAAGGCGTGCATCACTGATGCCAGCTTGGGCTGACCGAACTGAGGCTCGTCACGCTCGAGGATGAGGCTCACCGACTTGAGGTTCGCCGCTGCGTTCTTCTCGTAGGCCAACCGGGTGTTGGGGTCCCGCACTGCATCCTTGAACGACGCGATGTCGGACACGTTCATGGTCGGCGAGACAGCCTCCAGCACAGAGGCCTTCTTCTTCATCTCTGCTGCGGTGTTCTTGGCCACGCGCTTGTCGCGCATGTAGTCGTAGCCGCCCTTGGCGGCCAATGTGCCTGCGCCGCCGGCGATGAGCTTGCCCTTGCTCCTACCCACGGCCTCGGCGAGCTCCTTGCCGGCCCCGGTGATAGCAGAGCGCCCAGCCTGCTCAGCAACCTCAGTCGCAGCCTTGCCGACAGCCTCGGCGCCCTCCTGAAAGATCTCCTTCTTGGCTCCCTTGAGGGCCTTGCCAGCGAGGTCCTTGCCGACAGACACGACGCCCGCGTCCTTCTCCAGGAACTCCTCAAGCGCTGAGCCGGTCTTGCCAAACGTAGCTTGCGTCTTTTTGATGTCCTTGAGCAGCTTATTGCCTGGGTTCTTCTTCATGTGCTCGTCGTGCATAGGACCACTACGCAATGCACGTATCTTACTGCCCAGCTCTTCATGCTCAGCTTCCAGAGCAGAGTCCTTACCCCCCTTCAAAGCGCTCTCAATCTCACGCCTACGACTATCCATCTGCGAGACTTGTGACGTGTAGTCAGCACCCTCCTTGCCCATGCCCGCGTTCATCCCCACACCACCGCCGCCGAAGCCGTAGTTCTGTCGGTAGGGTGGGTACAGTTGACCGATCATGGACTAGTCGCCAGGGGTCTTGGCAGTCACGTCGAAAGCTTGGGGACGGAAAATCGCAGCGCGCAGACGAGACTCGGTCAGGGGCAGAACCTTGGAATCGTCTGTGATGAGCAGGTCCAAGGGAGACATCTCTCCACCCTTGATGATGATGGGGATCCTGACCTGGCGTAGACCTGCAGCCTTCTGTGCCTCGGAGCTGACGCCCAGCTGGGTCTCGGACTGGTTCATC